AGTTGATCCAACCAGGAATAAAGATTGTGGAGCCGCCAGAATTAAGCACCTTCAGCCAGCTAGGGCGCAGTTCGCCGGGAGCGCCGCCGCCGGGAATTTGCCAGTTCGGGGTGAATGCATTCCCCCCCACGCCCACCAACTGGGTTGCGCTCAACTGTAGCCTTCCGTCCACTAGCCAGCTGTACTCCGTTGCACCCGTCGCCCCGAATCCGGTGTTGCTCTGGATTTCAACCAGGTTGGCGGCGTTCGCTGTAGCCGTCCGACCGCCGCCACGGATTTTTAGTCCAACCGTTCCGTTGACCGCATTGCCTGTATAGATCTGCAGGATGCCGGGGCTGCTACCGAAACTAAATGGTCGTTTTGAGTCGCCATCACGGGCCAGACCAAGCACCATGCAGGCAGCGTTTGGATTGGTGCCAGTAAAAGGTCGAGAGCCAAACGAGATGAAAGAATCAGGGGCATCAGAGGCAGTATCCCAGTTGTTCGGCGACGGGTCGCTGGCGTCCCCGCGACCGATATCCAAGTCAACGTTAAAGCGGCTGACCTGGCGGATACGCATATTGATAAACGGGTAGTTAGTGCCGTCGTCGTAATACTGCAGATATTCGTTTTGCCTGATCGACGCCACGAAAACATCGGAGTTGAACGCACCAGAGGACCGGCCCATCGTGCCGCCAGAGGTCCAGCCGAGGAAGTCCAAGCCACGCGCACCACGAACACCGCTCACCCCGATGCGAGCGTCCTGCAAGAACTCTCCTGGGGGCTGTAGCGGGTCCGTCGAGGCGTTACCAAAAACAAACCGAAGGGCCTCGAAGTGGGCAAGGCCGCCCGCATTCCTGAACCGAATAGCAAACTCGGATGTCTGACCAAAGGCCGTGACGTGGTTGGAGTCAATAAATATCCCCAGACCGTGCTTTGCTGTGTCCGTCCGAAACTCTTGCCCTATCTCCGCTGCCTTAACGTTGAACCCGATGGCCCGCCCGCTGTTGGCAAAGGTCTGCGTGGAACCGTAGGTGCCATCGGTGGAGTTCCAGTTGCTGATCGAGTCCCGCCACTCGCAGGCTTGTACCGCGCCAGGGCTGGCAGTAAAGGCTGAGTCATTGGGCGAGGTTGTCTTTCGCCAATCTGCCCCGACTCCGGCAGTACCGACTTGAACCACGTACGCTTTCACTGCGGCGGCGTCGGACGCTCCCAGGGCATTAATTGCTGTTGGCATATCAGATCACCGTGATGGGGTCGCCCCCGATGGTTGTGATGGCGTCCGCGCCAATGGTTGTGATGGCATTGGCCAGCACCCCTGCCGCGGCGTACTGCCACTGTGCCGGCCCGCCGGTGGTGGCCACATACGAGCCCTTAAATTCCCGGTCCTCGTAGGTGTTCTGCCATTGGGCGGGGCCACCCACCGTGGCGACGTAGGCCCCGCCCGTTTTGACTCGGCGTGTGACCAACTACGCTGCCTTCTGGTTGGCCGTGTAAAAATCGGTGCGCGTCTTTTCGACGTGCGCCCGCCACTGCGGATCGACCTCGTAGAGCCGCCGCTTGCCGTCCGGCGCCATCTTGGCCTGCATGGCGTTGACCGACGCCTCGGTAACCAAGCCCGTATTGGGCACGTCGCCACCCGGTTTGGGCATGGTCACCTGCCGGGTCTTGCCGATGATCGACTCGATAGCCTGGATAACCACCGCTGCGTTGACGCCGCTGGTGGCCTCCCGCAGCTTGCCGTACTGCTCGGACGACAGGTTGGCCTTGGCCCACGAGGCCACGGAGCCGATCCGGGTGTCCGCGTCGGCGCCAAGGTCGGCCTTGATGCTGGCGAGGTCCGGCGTCAGGCTGGCCTCGTACTCGGCAAACATGCCCAGCACCGCGTTGTACCCGTCCTGGCTCAGCTGATTCTCGCCGGCCCAGGTGTTGAAGTTCTGAAACAGCGGGTGCGTGCTGTCGAACTCGCCGGCCACGCCCTCCGGCAGCTTCATCTCGTACTTGCCGTCCTTGGGCGCGCCGGTGAACGAGCCCAGCCGCTTCTCAAGATCGACGTAGGCTTTCGCCTGCGCGTCCACCGTCTTGTACTTGTCGGCCTTGTACCAAGCCGGGGGCTCGCCCGCGCCCTTCACGCCTTCGCTCAGGAACCACTCGGGGGCGTTCTGGTTGGCCGCCAGCGGCGCGGCCGGCGTCGCCGGTTCTGCGGGCGGCGGGGTAGCCACGCCTTCCGCTTCAGGGATCAGAGAGGCCGCAGCAACAACGGGCGGCGTACTTGCCGGGGTTGTGGCCGCGGGTGTCGCCGGAGTATCCGGGGCCGCAGGTATCACGGAATCAGGCATGGGTGCGTCGTCCTTCAGTGGTTGCGAAAGCAATCTGGTCGCGGATGCCCTCAACGAAAGCCCGCAGGGCCTCGTTCTGCGCATACACGTCAATCGGGGAGCCGGGGGTGGTGCGCTTGCGCGCCAGCGTGCGTTCCCATAACTCCAGCAGCTGTTTGGCCCGGTCGTCGGTGACGAACACCGTGTAGAGCTTGGCGACCTCAAGGGCGTTGTTCAGGTTCTGCTGGCGGGCGGCGTCGCCCGCGCCGAGGAAATCGTCGCTCAAGCGGCACCCTCCTGCGGCATCATGCCGGTCTGCTGGGCCGCCGCCGTTACTTGCTGCATCTTTTCCTCGCGCTCCTCAGCCGTACGGATGTGCTCGGTCTTCATGCCGTACTTCATGCCAAGGTAGCCCGGCAGGTCTTCAACCTTAAGACCCAGGCCAGTGATCTCGGGGCCAAGGATCGCCAAGCCGTTCAACGTGTTGAGCACGGCCAGGGCGTCTTCCGCCTCCTGCGACCGGGCAAACGGCGAGGTGTACTTCACCGCCACTTCGCGGCCGTCCACCTTGAACTTCGGAATCAGCCCCTTGGACTGCAGGATGAACACCCCGCGGGCCACGATCTTCGCCAGCAGTTCGGCCTGGATGCGGCCTAGCTCGCCGTTCATGGCCCACAGCCGGTTGCGGTCGTTGACGCTCACTTCCGTGGCGCTGCGCACAGCGCCCTCGGTCGGCTCCGGCCCCAACATGGTCCGCCGCACGCGCTGGCGCAGGTCGGTCATCAGGGCTTCGGTGATTTGAAAGTTGCCGCCAACCTCCAGCGGTCGCAGCGACGGATTGCCCGTCTCGTTGGACGCCACCGGGATGATACTGCCCGGGGCCAGCACGGCGGTGTACGGGTTGAGCACGCCGTCCGAGACGCCGGTGAACACCCCGCCGATCTGCAAGGCCGCGTGGCGCAGGACGAACTCCTGCATCTTGTCCAGGGTCTTCGCGTCACTGAGGGCCAGCATCACGCGGCCCCGGCCGTACAACTCGCCGGACAGCTTGGTGGCCCGGGCAATGATGGTCGGACAACTGGTGCCGAAGTTGTAGCGCCAGAGGATCGCCTTGTGCTTTACCGAGATGACGACGCCGTAGTAGTTCTTGGTCTCAGGGTGGTAGACCTCACCCTGGACAATCTCGATCTCTTGATCGGGCTTCTCCGTGATGCAGTCCATCAACTCTTGCGGCAAGTCGAAGGGCTCCATGCCCGCGTACATGCGCAGCAGGTTCCGCCCCAGCGGCTTGCGCAGCATGTAGGTGGTCTCGATCTTGCCGTTCGGTCCTTCCTCGATCTCGATGATGCTCAGGGGGATCGAAGTGAAGACAAACGGGTTGTCGTTATCGCCCTCGTCGAAGGTCAGCCCGCCGGTGCCGGCCATCAGGTCCAACGCGGTTTCGTTGATGACCTGCGGGAAGTTGCTGTGATTCAGAAAGTCGAAGAAGGTGTCGGTGGCGTCTTCCAGTGCGACCCTGATCTCCGGCGTGATCTTGCGCTTGTCGATGCCCGCGCCAGGCGCCAGTTCGGCCCACTTCGTCCAGCCGGGGAACAGCAGCGCGCACAGCGTATTGGCGGCGGTGTAGGTGGTCTCCTGCAACGTGGAGTCGTACAGCGTGTTCTCTTTCACCTGACCTTCGGCGGTCCAGGTGAAGGTCTCGCGCTGGGGCATCGCGTACCTGTAGCAGTCGCGGTACGTGGAATGCCACAGGTCCTTGCGTTCCTTGGCCTTGTCCCGCCGCTTCAGCAGCGCCCCGGCGTCTTCAAGTTCTGGCGGCAGCCTGTCAATAAGAGGCATCGTCTACCCGGGCTTCTTTGTCGAGTTACGGGACTTCCCGCCGCCGCGGGCGGCAGCCTGTTTCATCCGGCCACTGCTGAACTGATAGCCGGGCGCGTTCGACTGCGCCGGGCCGCTACTCGACGAACCGGAGAACGACGTGCCGCTGCTGTTGCCCGGCGCCAAGCGCATCTCAGGCGAGCCCCGGAAGGCGCGCAGACCGCTCGACGAACTGAACAGCCGCTTGATGCGGGTGTTCTGCTCCTCATCAAGCTGGGTCAACTGCTCCGCCTGGCGAGCACGCAGCACCTGGGACTGCGGGTCTTCCTTGGGCGCTTTAGGCTTTGATCCCACAGGGGCTATCCTTGCTGCTTGCGCAGATGCTGGTACAGTTGGAACGGCGTCCACACAGTCGGCAGTCGCAGCCCCAAGAACAACTTGGCGGCATCCACGCAAGTCACGGGGCCGAACTTGAAGGCTTTGCGCAGGCTCCACCGAGGGACCACCCGTCGCACCCGCAGAAACGTCGGGTTCAGTTCTGGATTCAGGACTCGCCACGGCGGGTCCACGTAGGCTTCCAGCAGCGCGAACTCGAAGCACGGCTCAAGCCGTACCCACACGCCGCGGTCCTTGCGCCAGCACTCAACGTGCTGGAACCCGGGCTGCAGCTGGCGCCACCAAAAGTTCAGCGGCCCGTCGTGGTCCACATCGCGGAAGGCCAGCCACACGTCAATCGGATACCCGTTGGCGGTGTCCAGCAGGCTATGAGTCAAAGGGGCTCCAAGCGCGTTGCATCTGCACGCTCTGCTTCGGGAAGCGCGCCGCGCCAGGTGCGTTCACAACCTGGTGCTCGCCGGCGTCCATCAGCGCGTACTCGGCCGACTCACAGACGTGCGAGTGGGCGTCTTTCACCGGCACGTCGCGGAAGCGTTCGTCGCCCGCGACTTGGATGCGGGCGTAGTGGAAACCGCCGGCCAGCGATTTGCGCAGCCGCTTCATCTTCGGCGACAGCAGCATCCCGGGCTTGCCCTGCACCAGCCGGGTCAGCGGCCGGTCGAGGGCCGCTCGCCGCAGTTCCGGGTCATTGGACGTGCATTTCATTACGGCCACGCCGTTCTGCGCCATGATCTTGAACGCCGTGTTGCTGTCCGTCTGGGTGCGTTGATCGCCGCCCGGATCGCCCCGGATCACCCACGTCAACTTGCCGCCGGCCCGGGCCTCCAGCTGCGGCTGCAGGGCCTTGATCTCGCGGGCCAGCAGTTCCGCGTTACCCTCGTCAATGACGATCTCATCGAGACCGTACCACTGGCCGTTATTCTGCCGCTGGAAGAAGGTCGCGGCCGGCGTGAGGCCGAAGTCACAGCCCACATGAATGAACCCCGGCACCGGCTCCAGAATCTCGGCAGCCGTGTGCAGGGAGTCCGAGTAGTCGGGATGGACCGCCTTGCCGTCGAAGCTCAACCCGATCTCGTTCGCCAGGTTGACGCGAATCCAGTCCTCTTTCTTGCCGGGCAGGATGCGCTGGTAGTAGTTTGGGCGCAGCACGGCCAGGTTCTCGGCGCCCGGATTGACGGTCCACTTGTCGTTGACCTTCAGCACGCCGCCGGGCTGGACGAAGAACTCGTAGCCGGGCAGCGCGTCCACCCGCCGCAGTTCGGCCAGCTTCTCCAGCCAGTGGTCCGAGTCCCAGGCGTTCGTGTCGCCGATGACTCCGACCCAGTTGGAACTGCCCGGGGCGGGGAAACGATCCACCCGCGCCGTGAGCATGTCCAGAATGGCCTTCGGCACTTCTTTCATCTCGTTGATCCACGCGCCGGTTAGCTGGGCGCCGCGAATCTTGCGCACGTCATCGTCCCGGTCGAGGGCGATGAAAATCACCTCAGCCTCCACGCGAGTCCCGTCCGGCAGGTCGAAGTCGAGCTTGTGCGCGGGCGGGTGGCCGAAGGTGAAGGTCCCTGCCTCGGGCGGCACCACTGCCCGCCAGTCCTTAATCGTGGTCGAGACCAGGTCCGGGTAGCTGTTCCGGGCCACCATCCAACGCGACCGCCGCACCCCGTTCTTGTTCGGCCGCTGCGTGACGATGCACTTCAATACTTTCATCGCCGAAGCGATGGTCTTGCCGGCGCCGAGCGGGCCGCGAATGACCTGCACGAAGGCGGTGCTGGCCCCGTAGGCCGCGAGCACCGGCCCTTGGGCCTTGTACCGCACCTCATGGGGCGCACTACCCGCCATTGACAATCTCGCCGTCCACCACCGACGACTCGTCCCGCAGCTGCTCGCCGCCGGTCATGTCGATGACGTTGATGACGACCCGGGTGCTCCGGTCCTCGTCGCCCCACAAGCGATGGTGCTTGCCCAGCAACTCGTTGGCCTTCAGTGCGCCGTCGAAGTTGCGGATGCCCCTGATCGCCGAACCGAGTTCGTCGGTCAGCAGTTCACCCTTGCGGGTGCGCAACTCGATCTCCTCGGCGGCGTGCTCGGCCAGGGCGTCTACCCGTAGCAGCACCTTGGCTGGCGTGAGGCCCACCTGCTCCAGCAGAGACTCCTCGGCGAGCAGCATTGCCCGCAGGAAGTCCGGGCGCTTGCGCCACCGGCCGCGCGTTTCCTTGTCGATGTCGAAGCCGGCCCGGTGCAGCATCTTGCCGGCGTTGGCGTGGTGGAACCGGCAAGCCACCATCGCGTCCATGTAGCTGCGCTGGGCGAACGAGAAGCGTCGGCGCAGCTGCGCGGCCTCTCGCGCCCGACTGGCCGCCTCGCCGGTGTGCCGTCGCGGCAGGTCCGCCCCTGCCTTGCGGGGTGGCACCGGCTCGCGGTAAATGATGGTCGGGTCCAGCGGCGGCGGCGGTTCGAGGGCCAGGTAGTCGTCGGCCAACCCGACCGTGTCCCGGCGGGTCACTTGCCGCCGGGTAGCAGGATGACCCGTCCGGTGCCGGTGCCGCGCCGATTCATCACGTTGGCGAGCCCGGCCGAGCACTCTGCCGGGGTCGGGCCGCCGCGCATCTGAATCAGCAGGGCGATGTACTTCAGGTAGTCTTCCTTGATGGCGGCCGCGAAGCTGGCGTCGTAGCCGCGGTTCTTGATCCGGCCGAACAGCTCCTCAAGACAATCGACATAGCCCACCCAGTCGCGCTTCACGGC